AAAAGCGTCTTTTTGACTGTGGCCTCTAGCCAACACGACCAGTCACTAAGGCGCTTTTTTATGGGTGGGGTTTATGAATTACGATGATTTCATCGCAAGTAAGAAGAAGATCGAAGTTCCAACTGGGCACAATCCCGGAGACTTGAACGAGCATCTTTTTGACTTTCAGCACGCCATTGTGACATGGGCCGTCCGTCGTGGTCGCGCTGCTATCTTCGCGGATACTGGACTTGGCAAGACGCTGATGCAGCTTTCGTGGGCGCAGGAAGTCCAGCGCCATACAGGCGGCAAGGTTCTGATTCTCGCGCCGCTGGCTGTCAGCGAGCAGACAATCGAGCAGGGCAGCACGTTTGGCATTGATGTGTCTCGCTACGCTGGCCAGACTGCCGACGGCATCTACATCACGAACTACGAGCGCATTGATGAGGCTTTCGCTATAGAGTGGGCCGGTATCGTACTGGATGAATCCAGCATCCTGAAAAGCCACGATGGCAAGACTCGAACGAAGATCATCGACTATGCGCAGGGCATCCCGTATCGACTTTCGTGTACCGCCACGCCATCGCCAAATGATTTTGAAGAGCTTGGCAATCAATGCGAGTTCTTGGGCGTCATGACTCGGACAGAAATGCTGGCAACGTATTTTGTCAACGATACCGGCGATACCGGAACATGGAGACTCAAGGGATGGGGCGCGTCCAAGTTCTGGGAGTGGATGGGAACATGGGCCGTTGTGTTGCGCAATCCTTCCGACATTGGCTTTGATGGCAGCGCATACCTGTTGCCAGCGCCTGAATACTTCGAGCATGTTGTTGATGCGGAGTCGGACGGCGACCTGTTCGCAAAGCCCGCCCAGACCATGACCGAACGGCGCAAGGCACAGCGAAATAGCATCGAGCAGCGTTGCGACGCACTCGCCGCACTGGTGAACAGCCAGCCGGATGAGCCATGGCTTATCTGGTGCCACCTGAATGATGAGGCTGAACTTCTGGCCAGCCTGATACCTGGGGCCGTCAACGTTCAAGGAAGCGACAAGCCAGAAACGAAAGCCGCCCAGATGCTTCGATTCTCGCATGGTGAATTGCGCGTCCTGATTTCCAAGCCGAAGATCTGCGGGTTCGGCATGAACTGGCAGCATTGCGCACGCATGGCATTTGTCGGGCTGGATGACTCGTTTGAGAAGTTCTATCAGGCTGTCCGCCGTTGCTTCCGTTTCGGCCAGAAGCGCAACGTGCATGTTCATCTGTTTGTTGCTGAAAACGAGGGCCAAGTACTGAACAACCTGAAGCGAAAAGAACAGCAGCACCACGAAATGAGTGCAAACATGGTCGACCACATGCGCGACATAATGAACAACGAACTGAAAGGAACCGCCAACGTGAAAGAAGAATACCGCGAAGATGTATACGAAGGTGACGGGTTTACAATCCACCTTTCCGATTGCGTGAAGCTGGCTCGCAAGATTGAGGATAACAGTCTGGACTATTCGGTTTTCTCGCCGCCGTTCGCTGATCTGTTTGTCTACTCGAACAGCGATCACGACATGGGCAACTGCCGCGATGATGCGGAGTTTGTCGCCCAGTTGCGTTACCTGATTGCCGAGCTTTTCCGCACAATCAAGCCGGGCCGGAATGTGTCGTTCCATTGTATGAACCTGCCGACGACGAAGATGCGACAAGGGTATATTGGCCTGCGTGATTTCCGTGGCGACCTTATCCGCGCATTTCAGGACGCTGGATTCATCTACCATAGCGAGGTCGCTATCTGGAAAGATCCAGTCGTTGCAATGCAGCGCACGAAGGCACTCGGGCTGTTGCATAAGACCATTCGTGAGAACGCCAGCATGAGCCGTATGGGGCTGCCTGACTACGTTGTTACCATGCGCAAGCCGGGCGACTGTGAAAACCGCGTGACGCACTATGGCGACATGAGCGAGGCAGAAGTCAGCGATCATCCGACTAAGGTGTTGCCGGTCATGCTGTGGCAGAAATACGCCAGCCCTATCTGGGATGACATTGAACAAGGACGCACGCTCAACCGTATGCCTGCGCGTGATGAGAATGATGAAAAGCACATGTGCCCTCTGCAACTTGATGTGATTGAACGTTGCATTCATCTATGGACGAATCCTGGAGATCTGATTTTCTCTCCGTTCACTGGCATCGGCAGCGAGGGTTATTGTGCCGTGAAGATGGGCCGCCGTTTCATTGGCTCTGAACTAAAGCCGCAATACTGGGAGCTTGCTGTTGAGAACATCAAGGAAGTGGCGCAGCACAATCAGGATGACCTGTTCGCATGAACCCGCGCTACCTGATGCCGTGGGCCGAACGTCGCGCCCACGGTGACGTAAATAAAGCGGTACGGATGGTGATGGGCGATCACATCGCCATACGCCGCACGAAAGAAGAAACTGGGATGAGCCTAGCGCAGATCATCGAACGTCTGGCTGGTGAGTCGATAGCAGAGAACTGCCGGCAGACTGGTTGCTGTCCGGCGACTATTAAGAAGTATCGGGAGAGGTGGGGAATATGAGCGATACAGATAAGCAGGCACCAGACATGGTAAACCATCCGCCGCACTACACGGCAGGCGGTATCGAGTGCATTGATGCCATCCGCGCCGCACTCACGCCGGATGAGTTTCGGGGCCATTGCAAGGCTAACGCCATGAAGTACATTTGGCGCGAACGTAACAAAGGCGGTGACGAATCCATCCGCAAGGCAATCTGGTATTTAACGGAGATGTTGAAGTGACACGGAGCGCTTACACGATCACTCAGCAACGGCCCTGACATAAGCCTGGCACTCGCGGAAGGTGAACTACCTAGGAATCCTTACCAGTTCAGCGACACCCCGCCACAATAGCCTCCAGCCCGCCAACATAAATATCGGTCACGTCCCTGTCAATTAGCAGGGCGTTGACCTGTTCTGCAATGTCGGCATCGGGCGGAGTCGCTAGGAATACGCTGGCGTCACGGATGGGCGTACTGGTGACGCAAGAGACGGGAACGGTTACCGGAGGCGTCTTACAGGCGCAGCCGGCCAGCAGCATCATGAGGATAATCATGGCCGGCCTCACTTCGCACCTCGATACTCTTTAAGCATACTGACGGCAGACTCGCATCCCTTCCCTTGCTGTTTCTTGAGCCACGCAATACGGCCTAGCAGGTCTTTAGCGTCGTTGTCCGCCTTACGCTTGGCCTCGGTATAGGCAGACTGCTTGCGTGCAGCATCGGCCACGGCAGCGGCTTCCTTGGCCTGGTACAGCGATACCTGTGCCTTGAGCGCGTCGGCCTCTGCTCGATAGTCTGCGCGGCTATCCCAGATATACCAGCCATAAGCCAACACAGCGAGAATTGCGGCTAGCTTGGCCCATTCGATAGGCTGGAGGTTTATCATTGCATCAACTCTGGTGGCGGTTCCATCTGGTCAGCAATCTTCGCGGGCGGCAGCATCAATTTTCCTCACGACAAGAATAATAATGGCCAGCGCCAGCGCGATCATAAAAGCGGCCAGCCCGAAGATTATTTTAATCCACCGCCACACGATCACTCGGGGCTGTTCTTTTGCTGAATCAGGCGGGCTGCTAAAATAATTCCGAACGCAACCTGATACCAGTCTGCGGGCAGCGCCTCTTTTAACTCGGGCAGCATTGTTTGCAGGCCGGAAACCGCAACCGCCGCACCGAGCAGCCAGACGCTCCACTTTTTATACCACTGATTTACGATTGTCATAGTAACCCCAGTTGTGTTCCGCGCTTGTTGATGGTCAGCAACTGCCGACGCGATGGCTTGCCCGGTTCAGCGAACCCGATATGCACCCACGCGCCGTACTCGTGAATGAGTTGGTCGAACTCGATGCCCATCGCAAGGACTGCCTTTGCTACGGCGAGAGGATTTCCGTAGCCGGGACAGGTGAAATCTACGGCCAGTCCGTGACAGTGTGCGCTGGTCTTGCTGCCTCTAACCAGCGCATTGACTTCGGCATTTCTGTAGCCGCTCGACACTAGCACCGGCTTGCCCAGCATTTCGCGAATTGCATCCATGCGCTGCGCCGTCTGCTTCAGGTTTTCGAGTTGCTTTCCGAATGGGATGTTTTTCAGTCCGCGCCGTGCTGCTGATTGTGATACGGTCATCTCAGAGAGAGCGAAGTATTTCGATAGCTGCGTCATTTCCCCGCCTCGCTTGGCATGATGCCAAACTTGAACGCCCCGACAATCACACCGAGAGCCAGTACAACCGCTGCTGCCGTTTTCACTAGCACCACCATCGCTCCGGCGGCTTTCCAAGCGTCAACCAGATCGGACATGGATGCTTTTATTTCAGATACGTCTTTCTGCATCTGCTCAATGTGCGCCTTCATCAGCGCGATCTCAATGTCCTGATCTGACATGGCGTGTCCTTGTGAAAAATAGCTGCTGCCTAATTGTAGCAGATTTGCATCACAGATCAGGCCGAAGGAACGCACAAAACAAACCCGGCGGAAGCCATCGCCTCGGATGGTTGCAGTTCAGAAACTTCGGCAAGGTCTGCGACTGCTTCGACGATCTCCTGTGGCATCGTGCCGCTGCTGATGTAGTGCGTTGCCGGCTCTGCGCCGGTAGCGGACAGCCCTGTTGTGAACATCCCTTCGCCGCCCGGAATGGTGGCGGCAGCATCTCGGGCAGCTTGGGCCTGTGCTGCGGTGACGATGATCGTTGCGAAAATATCCATGATTAGTATGCTCGGGTCTTG